GCATTGCCCGGATTAATACCGGAGCCACTAAGCCTTGGGTCAGCAGACCAGTGAGCCGCACGGTAATACGACTGGCCACCACCTCCACCACCAACCTGAAGAGCACTTAATTGGCATCCACCACCGCCACCACCATTGTGTCCACCACCGCCTCCGCCGCCCGCTTCGTTGTAAAAGAGTAAACCCTTGCCCCCTGTGCCACCATTAGGAATACTAGCGTAGGCCACCCCGGCAGTAGCAGATGTGTATCCGGTGCCATTAGAGCCCCCAGCTGCACCACCAGCAGCAGCCGTGCCGGAGCCACCAATCGAGCCACTGGCTGCTTTATCGGTATTATTTCCTTGCCCTGCAATACCATCATGGGCTGTTGTCCCGCTTCCGGCTACAGCACCACCGCCGCCACCGCCGACAATAGCGGATATTAGACCAACGGTGGTATTGGTGATGGTAGTCATACCCCCCCCACCACCTGAGTTGTATCCATTTGAGTTGCCGGGGCCACCCCCATTGTTGCCGCCAGCACTGGTAGTTCCGCCGCCACCAACGCGAACGGTAATTACATCACCAGGGGTTACGAGCAGCGTTCCGGCTATAGCAGCAGAACCGCCACCCTTGCCAAAGTTTCCAGCATTATTACCAGATGCCCCAGCCCCTGCCCAAGCTTCGACACTAATCTGAAACACACCCGCCGGAACTGTCCATTGCTCGTCTGAACCTGAATATACGAACACCTTCGAGCCGTGTAATACACCTGCATTACAGACCGATGTCATGAGGGCTTGCAACATGGCTTATGGCTCCGCAAAGGCATTGGAGGCCAACAGTTTCAAAGCATTACCAGACGGGTTCCTCGCCACAATGTTGTAGCCCATCAACTTGCTGTTGCCTCCGGTTGTAAGTGCTTCCGACACGAGCGTTCCGCCCGTCAGGGCAGACCAAGTGATTGTCTTGGCCGTCGAATACTTGAGAACCTCAATTCGGGTTCCCGTGAAATACCCTGCATCTGCAAGGCAAGTCGGAAGCTTTATGTTCCAATTTTGTGAGGGTTCAGTTACGCAATACATGTTGTACATCGGGCTGGGATAGAATATGTAGCCCGATGAATTGAGACCAACCTCAATGTCTGCTCCAACAGCCCCATTAGCCGCAATGCGGGTGACAGATACATATTCGCCGGTGACACCTATCGTCTCATTATTAGGTCCAGCAGCGACTACCGTTGAGCCAGCGGCCACAACGCCATCCGTATCGACCTTGAGGCCATAAACAGTGAATGCAACCCCAGAGAGGTCGCCTGCTGAGTAGAGGGTCACATACCGAGCACATACAGGGCCTACAGTCGCCAATGGGCCTTGGTTGCCGTTGGAGCAATCAACAACACCATCAACGGCATAAGCGCCATTGATGATTAAATCCCCCGCCCCGGCCAACTGCTGGGCGGCGCAGATGCCATCCCTATCAGATGCGAGGAAGGCGATCTGCTTGTAAACCGCTCCCTTAGCAGCCTGCATAATCTGGAGGCCAGTAAAGGTATTGCCACCTGCAAGTTTTGCCTTCTCGGTATCTAACTCATTGAGGGCATCTTGGACATCTGTGGATACCAGATTACCAGCAGGTGTATTGCTAACCTCACTCCCAGTATGCGTATGACCGCTAAGGGACAATCCGCTATATGAGTGGACATGATTTATTGGAGCAGCGGTGGTGCCATTACCAAGGGCCGCAGCGGCAGCTAAATTCTCCGGTGTCCCTGTTGTTGCTAGTGCAGCAGCCGATGTTGCTATACCATCAAGCTTAGTCTTATCGGCTGCGGATTCAAATCCTGCGGTGGAAGTGGTCGCATCACTATGCGTATGACCTGTATCTGATTTACTTGTATCGCTTGGATGAACATGCGCAGAGTCTGATACTGTCCCAGCAGAGCCGACGGATGCAACTCCATCCATGGCAGGAACCGTGGTAATCTCGATATTAGCGGATGCAGCTGTCCCAAGCTCATCAATCGTCAGCGTTGTCTTTATCCATACTGCTGCACCAGTTGTTATGTCAATGCAACGAAATACCTCGCCAGTTCCAGATGTGTTTATCCATGTTGAATTTATCGAATATCCCTGTGTTCCATCATCATTCACAGTGGGATTAGATGTCGATAATGTCTGCTTGCCAAACCTAGTATTGATACCCTGCAAATGGGCAAGAACATTATCTGCCGCAGCAGTATAGTTGGTAGGACTCCAACCAACGGTAATATCATTCGCTTCGCCGTCCACACCCTCGTCAAACCACTGAGCTGCTTTTTCCATGGGTTACACCACTGCCTTTACAGTTGCCGTGCCAGCCGTGCCAGTCTTGGTAGCCCTCACCTGCGTGAACGGGCCAGCAAAGATACCAACTTGGTTTGTCTGGGCGGATGTGCAGGTCATGATGGTTCCCCATGTGGTTCCGTTGTCCAGCGAACCGTCAATGGTTATGACATCTCCAGCGGTCTTGACAACGTGAACCGTCCTACCGTGGTTGTCATTGAACCTGTAATTGCATTTGTATGCCGTTCCACTCTTGGCGGATGCCCCGGTGAACAGCACTACCGGAAGATAATTCAAATCAGACATTATTCCCTCCAAGAAGTTGCAGGGAGCTTTATGCCCCCTGCTGTTTCTTACTTCATGAACACATGCACGCGACCGTTTCCAGCGGTAATAGCACCAGCGGAAGCAGCGCACACAGTGATAGAAGCCTTGATGGTCGTGTCAGCCGTCAATGCAACGCCCATGTTGATACACTGGGCAGAAGTGAATGTCGGGATGGCACGGGTTGCAGTCGCAACGCTAATGCCACTCGCATAACGCGCAGCACTAGCTGATGTCCCGATTGCAATAGTGGCGAGGGACACAGTGGCCCAAGCAACTTCGGTGTCAACCTTAACATCAAAAATACGAATACCCTTCGGAGCAACAAACAGGGTCAACGGAGTTCCCGAAACCAGATTGGAAAACGAGATGTCAACCGTCTTGCACAGCACAGTATCTGCGCTGAAAGCCTGCGATGTAGCCGGATTAGGGAATCCACCGACCGTAACTGGATAGGTAAATTCGGTCATTTGGAAAACCTCCTTCTAGGTTATGGAGGGCATATTACTACACCCTCCATTACCGTTCAAGCATTATTAGGCTCCGTTGGAACCGTACCATCCGCGCCAGTTCATGACGCCGAAGCTGTACCGTTCGCTGGCCTTGTAGCGAAGGTTACCAGTGTCAAAGTCACCTTCCATCGCAGTCTTCAAAGCCCTACGCTGGAACATCTTGGTTCCTTCCGGCACATCGGTCTTGATGTACCAAGCGTTTGTGTCGGTCAGGCGATGATTCACGACATAGCCCTCAGGGAACATACCAGTGTTCTTGATGGCGTTGATGTCGTTGTCAGCCTTGCCGGGGCGAAGAGTGGACTCCAGGAGGCGGTCGGCAACGAACATGTTGTTGACCGGAACCAGAAGCATCTTCGGCTGGGCGTTGATGAGAATACCGCGATCGTTCTTCATCTGAGCAATCGCAATGCAGGCGTTCTCAAGCGCGGTTTCGGAAAGATCAGCAGCAACGGTGTTGCTCTGGTTTCCATCGCCGACAGTCGGATGGGCAGCAGAGAAGAAAGCCGCGCCGTCGCCTATCGGATAGGAGGTCGAGTGGCCGTTGTTGAAGATGTTGGCAGCCTTGACCTGCTTGGCATTGGCCATTGAGCGAGCGATTTCCTTGGTACGAGCCTTTGCGAACGTGTCGTAAAGGTTGTCCTCGAAAGCCTCTTCAGTGATGGCGAACGCGGTAGCAATGGTCTCGTGCGTCCAACGGGCAGTATATGATTCCTGCATGTTGTCATAACTGACGGCAGAGCCTTCAGTCTTGACGGCAGCAGTTCCCATACCGGACTGCAAGACAGCCTCTTCAAATGCCTTGACCGAGTTCTGAACCTCAAAGAGTTTCAGATGCTCTTCAGCGACATCCTTATAGGCCAAGCCGAAGACGGCATTGAGGCCGGGGACGAGCTGTTTGGCAATTTGCGCTCTTGTAATAGTCATGTTGAGCCTCCCTTATCGTGCGCTGACATAAGCATCGCGCTTCAGCGCGAGACTTACTTCAAGCATGGTTCCGGTGTCGCCCCAAGCATTGTCAGCCGCTTTATGCAGGCCAACGATACGGAGAGCAGCCGCACCAGCAGTGGCTGTGCCAGCCTTCAGGGTCATGCCCGAAAGACCAGTGTAGGAACTGCCAGTAGCCAGAGACACAGACACGTTCTTGCCCAGATCGCCAGCGGAGACCGCAGCGTCAGAGCAAATCAGGAAAGTGGCATCCGGGTCATCACAGACATAAGCAACGGTCTTGCTGCTGCCATCAATGAAACCGTAGGACGACGTGCTGGCCGGATAGTAGTTCGAGAACACCGGCTTCTTGGTGGTCTTATCTACATAAGCACAGCCCATGAACACGCCAAGAACGCCTGGGAAGTTGCCAGAGGTGAGAACCTCCAGGTTCCCTGCGCTGACGCAAACCATGTCGCCCTGATAGATTGCGGTAGCATAGCCCTGTGCAATGGTGTACTGGGTCAATCCACCACTGTAGGGCTTGCTACCCTTCGTCCGTAAGGGACGAAGACCGAAAGCAACTACGCTGCTTCCCATATTAATCTCCCTTGTTAATCTTCTGCAATGGAAGCCGATCTTCCATTGGATATTCTTGTCTGGGAGTTGACAGAGACCTTCATCGGATTGTTCTCAACGAACTGGTTTACCGCCTCAATGTTGTTGCGGGCAATACCTTCATAGTATTCCCTGCGGGCATCCACCTTTGCGATGGGAGCCTTGCATAACATCAGGTCGCCCTGTTCTACGATGCTGCCTGCTATCCTCGTCCCGTGTTTATCCGAAGCGAACTGAGCCATTTCTGGCACTTCTGATGGAGCGACGGGAACCCAGCCGTCATGCTGGCGTTCTGCAATGTTCTTATAGTCCTCATTGTTCCCCATCTTGTGACGAATCCAGCGGAGAGCAAAACCCTCGTCGCTGAATCTTTCTGTCACTCCCGGTGGAATGTCCATAAGGCCATAAGGCTTGTAGGCATCGCGTCCAACTCTAATTTTTCCTGCCATTGTATGTCTCCCTGCGCTCATATACCGATTTCCACGGAACCGTCTTCACTCGCCTCAAATGCCAGCTTGTGCTTTGCATAAGTTTCCGGGCTGATGCCCATCTGCTTGCAAACCGCCAAGTCGCTTTGAGTAAGCTTGACCTTCTTGGTGTTCGGCGAACTGCGCGATTGTCCGCTTACTGTCGGCCCCTGCTGCGTTTTTGCCACAACAGGAGGTTTCTTCTCGCTGAACTTGTGCGGCATCTCCTTACGGAGTCTGCTATCAATTTCGGCGTAGAAATCTGCATCCTTATCGCTATAGCCCTCAGCAACCAACTCATTGTTGATGTGCATGGCTACAGTACTCATGACCTCATCTTTGCCAAACCACGGGTTCTTCTCAGCCCACTCAAGTGCCGGTGCCGGTGGTTTAACTGGCTGCCTTACCTGCCTTATCTGCGGATGCGGCTGCGCTTTATACTGCGCTTCCATGGCCTCCGCTTGCTTCATGGCAAGCTTGGTTTCCATCAGGGCGTCCTGTGCCTTCAGCAGCCTATCTTTGTCGCCACTCTCATAAGCATCCCCATATTCACGCTCCACAAGCTTCTGCTTTTCAGCAAGTAGCTGTTTCTGCGTAGCGATATGGCTGGTGTTAGATGTGGCAAAGCTGTTCGCCAACCCCTTCATCTGTTCCAGTTCGGATTGCATCGCAGCAATCCGTTCTTCCTTCTCCTTGTTTTCCTTCCAGAGTTGCTTGATTCTCTTGTCAGCTCTCTTGCCGTAAGCCTTCTGTTCTACTTCTTCCGGTTTGACTTCCGGCTTGGCTTCTTCTTCGCCGGTAACTTCTTCGACTTCTTCAGCAGCGGCTTTGGCTGGCTCGGCGTCATCGGCGACGGTTTCAATCTCAATACCATTATCGTCTGCTCCGGCATCGTCCTTGCCCTGAACAGGTTCTTCAACATCTCCAATAACTTTGTCATCTGTCATTCCTTTTATCCAGTGGTTGCGAACCACGGCCCCTTGTTAACGCACACCAGCATCATCACTGGCAGCAGCATAATAGGCACAAATGATAATGGCTTGCAAGAGTTAATTGAATCTCCCTGTGTGGGATTTCGGTCGGGATTATGCGACATCGCGCAGTCCTCCCTGGTTCGCGGCACATTCCAGGCCGGACAATAGGGTGTTCACGGCAGCATTTACATCTCTGTCGTGTCGGACTCCACATCCACATTCCCATTGTCTTACTGATAGTCCTGCCAACCCATGCGGCCCAGTCAAGGCTCCGCATGATGAACAAGTCCTAGTGGAATTACGGGGATTAACTTCTGTATATTGGCTACCACCTGCACGGCTCTTGTAGTTCAACATTGACCGAAGCTGAGCATGTCCACTGCTGGATACGCTCTTCCCAAATTTCTTTGCTATCCCCTTGATGTTATCCTTGGAGAAAACTATCAAGGTGTTCTCCTGCACCAGACGCAAGGACAGTTTGTGATTACGATCTTTGCGCTGGTTACTGACGCGCTCATGCAGTCTCGCTACTAGCTTGCGATTAACGCCGCGCTGCGCTTTACCAATCCTGGCGATCTTATTCTGCAACTCTTTAGGATGCGGAACCTTCTCGCCATCGGAAGTGGTGATTAAATCCTTAAAGCCGGGGTCGATTCCAATTCTGCCGCAAGCGATGCGCTTGATAGGCTTGCGCTCGGCATCAATAAACAGGCACAGATACCAACCAGAGGCACGCTTGACTATGCGACCGCACTTGATATCACCTACTGGTATCTCTTGCTTGTGGAAGCATATCAACCCTATCCCCGGCAGCTTTATGTGATTGCCGTTCGGTGATCTGATAGGGTCGGGGAACGGAATGGAGTTGAGCTTGTTACGCGCACTCTTGAGCTTGGGTTTGCCGCCAATCTTCTTAAAGCAGCGCGACCATGCAGTATGAACTTGTGCCAACATACCCTGCACCACATGGCTAGGTATGCCAATCTTCCCCCCGTGGCCAGCTAGTATGTTCTGGAACCCCATACGGGGATAGAAGATACCATCTTTTGCGTCGAGTTCTATTTTACGCACCGCGAAGTTATGAATCCCAGTGAGCGACCATAGCCAATCGTTTAGCTGGGCCTCCTTGGTCGCGCTTAACCTGAGCTTTAATTGCGTCTGTATCATTTTACCCCAGCGCAGCGGCGTTTACATCAAGGTCATCCTGCTTCTCGACAACCATCTCGATGTCGTCATCGTTCAGTAGCAGCATCTTGACACCACGATAAACAATCTTCTTACCAGCGAACTTGCCATATACAACATTGTCGCCAACCTTGCACCACGGCTTGCCAAACTTGGCATCCTTGTAGGCCATGTCGCCCATCTTAAGCACCCTGCCGACCGTGCTAAGGTAGCTGATGTCGTCCTTTATCTTGTCCGGTAGTATAATCCCGCCCTGCGTTTTCCCCTTCACTCCTACCGGCCTTACAAGGACTTTCCAACCCACAATCTCCGGCAGCACTTCAGGGTCTTTTACGTCATCGCTCGTTCCAAATGCTTCGTTCGGATTCATCGCAGTCATTCGCACACCTCTTCCTCAATTACCCATGTTGCAACCATCACCGTAGCAGCCGCCATAATCATAGCTATCGCAACATTGCAAAATGGAACAGCCATCACCACATACCCTAGCAGATAACCAAATACAGCCGCCAGAGCCATTAGCCCAGCCAGCTCATATGCCCTTGCTATCCAGCTCTTCACACTCATTCCGACATCTCCTTTTTCTTCACAATTCCAATCTCTTCCAACAGATTCTTAACCTCGTGCATCCTACCAAGATTATAGTTGTGTCGCATCGCATTTTCATCATACGCGCACACTACACCCATCATGCACTCCAGCCGTTCCTTCAGCAGTTTCTCAAGCTTGTCCATTGCTATTTACCCTTTCATCTGCCATTTTCTCGGCCTTTATACCTGCATCAGCTAGCGCCTTGGCCGTCTCCAGCGCCAACTTCTTGTCCGCCGTCTCCTGATTACCAACTATCTTCGCTTCCTGCAAGCCCAGTTTCCTGTTCTCCAGTGCAATGTTGGCCGCCTTCTCTATCGCGTCCGTCTCCTCTCGCTTCGTCATGGCGTCGGCCTTCTTCATCTCAGCCATCGCAAGAACCATGTCTGCCCCCGGCTGTTCCTGTCCGCCCTGCGCCTTGTTAAACGCAAGTATCTGAGCCGCAGCGTCCTGCATCGCCTTGTCGCTAGCCGCTGCATCCTGTGGAACTCCCTGGCTTGTCATTATCCCACGCACCTGCTCCATGTATTTACGCATCATGTGTTCCTGCATGTTGGCTTCCAGAGCTGGCCTCGCCACGCTCATAGCGGGGTTGCCGCCATTCATCGGGTCTTCCAGCCACATGCCCTTGATAGCTATGTGCGCGTCGTGGTTCTGGCCGTCAAACGCCCGTATCGGCTTGCCCTGCACCGCCAGCATGATGTCGCTCACTGGGTCTTGCTCCGTGGCCTCCTGCGCTTCCGGCAGTATCTTCACCACATCCTCTACGCCCATGCTCATATACAGACGCTTGATAACCTCCTTCATGTCATGATACTGCGGAGCCTGTTTCGCCACCTCGAACAGTATCTGCGCCAGCGCCATCTTGTGCGTTCCACTCATGGCGTTCGGGTCGGCTGCCGGAACCCACTTTATTCCCTGACCTATCATCCCGTCATGCTTGTATTTGCCATATAGCCTCTGGATAATTCGCAGTTCCTCGCCAAACGCCTTCACCATGCGCTTATAAACAGCGCCATAGAACTTGGTGCTTGCCTCCAGCAAGGCCAGCGTAGTTCCTACCGGCCCATAATTAGTCGCCCCATCAACTACCGCCTCGCCCGCGTCAGCAAACCGCTGGCCCCTATCATCAAGATAGCTGACCATGCCCTGCAATACCTGACTTGGCTCCTTGAAAGGCAGCGGATATATCGACTTGTCGATGTCCTGCGCGTTCGCCTCTACATCCTTGAACTCTCCCGGCCTGAACGGTTCATTATCCCCCACAATCTTCATGTGCTTGCTCTTGAGTCCGGCTGGCATACTCGCAAACTGCCCCCCGTCCACCAATGCCCGTATCGCAGTAGTCAGCGTCCGGTTGGTATCCCCCAGCATATGCACGAATCCAAGCCCGTAGAACGTCATTCCTGGCACAAAGCAGTAATGCACGAAGCACTCTATCCTCTTATGCCCAGCGTTGCCTTCTTCCCAGTTCCTTCTGACCGCAAGAACCTTCCGGCTGCTCTTGTCAACGCTCACCACATACGGATAGGCCAAGTCAGCCATGCAGCCATCAACACAGAAACGCTCAGGCAACACACAATGCACATGCTGCTCGATAATGCTATGGCCGTCTTCCTTCGTCACCGTCAGGCCCACCACTTCCCCGGCCTGTTTCTCTATCTCGTTGTCCTCTCTCGTCTCCCCATCGCCAATGTCCGCATCCAGATACAGACCGGACTCCACATCCGCCCTGTAATCCACATGGTTTCTCCACACCACATGGCTAATCCGCTTAGTTCTAGCCAGGCTCGTCTCGTTTACCGCCACATAAATGTCGTCATACTTCACAAACTCGCATACAGCCCTGTCCTCTGCGGCATCCCAATACACTTTCTTGAACGCGCTTCCCACAATCGGAGCATACAGTAGCGCCCTTTCCGTCTCCCCAAACAGTTCCGGCATCAGTTCCTGCACAATTACGTTCGCTGCCGCCTGCCATTCCACCTGCCTATCGTTGTTTCCCTTAACCTTTACCCAATCTGTAGTAGGGAACATCTCCTGACTGGCCTTGCTCTGGAATTTCACAGCGTTTTCCAGTATCAATGGGTGCTTTGCATCGCATAGCCCCTCGCCTACTCCCTCTCCCCTGCCAAATACCTGCTGTATTCCATCCTTAATCCTGCTGTCATACTCCGACCTGTCCTGCTTGTCGCTCTCAAAGCCTTCCAGAACCAGCGAGGCCAGATCCTCCAGCTCGTCCTCTTCCATCAGCGCAGCAAGATTGTCGTAAAACCCGCTGGGTTGAGGCGTGGCAGGGTCAAGTGGGCTTCCCGGCTCGTCCGTAGCCACCTCTACTTCCATGCCCACAGGCTCACCTTCCAGCCCCCACGGTGTTTGCGTCAGTTCGCTGGTCATACCGCTGGTCATACCGTTGTCTATTCCAGTTACGTCCATGGTTTTGTATCCCCTAGTTGGTTCTAGCCATTCGTTCGTTATACTCCAGCCTACGCCTGCTGCCAATAGCTTTTAATCTTCCGCTTCGTCCTGTCCTCGTCGTCCCCACTCGCATACCAGCCGCTGTCCATGTCCCTCAGCCACAGTATCGCCATGCTTACCGTGTCCTCTACATCATCGTGCGCACCCCTCGGGAACTTCATCAGCCCACCCACCACATCCTCTGCCCACTTCTTCCTCGGAAACCTCACCCTGTCCATCAGCGGAACACATGCGTGCATCCTGCTTACCTTGTCCCTGTCCGGCAAATACTCCAGCACAGGCAGACCCCTATACCGCATCTCCTGTATCAGCGACTGCCCACTCGCCTTCTTCTCTATCAGTATTCCGTCCGGTTTCCATTCCTTCCGCGCTTCCTCTACCTTCTTGCACAGTTCTCTGAAATCCCACCGCCCCTTCTCCGCCGTCAGCAGCACCATCACATTCTTGCAGGGCGTTACAGGGTCGGTCGGGCTCTTGGTGTCGGTGTTGGCCTTGGTTTCGCTCCGCACCCCCCACACGCTATACGCACTGTAGTCAGCCGTCTCGCTCTTGCTGAACGCCGTGTCCATGCTCATCAACACATATTCCAGCTCATCCACTTCCTCCTTGTCCCACCAGCGTATCATCTCCTTCGTTATCACGCTCCCGTCGTCCGGCATCGGGTTCTGCATGTACAAAGCGTTCCACTCACTACGCGACAGCACATCCCCATCCCGCATCTTCTTTAACTTCTCAACAGGCCAATACTCCGGCCAGTAGCTCTCCCCTACCACCCCTCCAATCTCTGCCGCCCCGTCTTCGTCCAATATCGCCGGTACCGACACTACCACCCAGTCCTCGTCCCGCTCCATCAGGTACCCACTCAAGTCCTCCTCGTGCCACCTCGTGTTCACTATCAGCTGTATCGCATCCGGCAACAACCTCGAATTAAACCCTCCTCCATACCACTTGTTTATCCTGTCCCTCTCCGTCTTGCTATACGCCGTCTGTTCGCTTACCACGTCGTCCATTATGCCCAGATTGCCCCTCTTGCCCGCAATACTCGCCCCCACGCCCGCGCACATGTACAGACCCCCAGCCTCCGTCTCAAATCTGTCCGTCGCCCTCATCTCCTTGCCTAACCCAAAGCCAAATATCTTCCGATACTCGTCCGACTTCAGCACTCCCCTCAGCGGCTTCCCAAATACATCCGCCGCAAACTCCCCTCCATGCCCTATCCCCAGCACCCTCCAACTTGGATCTACCCCCATGCACCAGCTCGGAAACAATATGCTGCACAGCACCGACTTCATGCTACCAGGACTAAGAAATATCATCATCTTGCGGCACGGATCAGATAGCGGTTCAGGGCTTACTTCTCCTCCCAGTCCCAGCCTACCCTCCTTCAACGCCTGCAACTTCCGGCTTATTACCCCTATGTGCTTCCCCCATACCATATGGGAGCCGGGTAAGACGCGGGGCCCCATCACCCTCACATACGTCTCAAAATCCTCCCGACACTGCTTCGCCAGCAAAACTTCCAGTTCGTTCACCAAGATGGAGGTATTCTCTGTCGTGTTATCAGTGGGTTGTGGGCAGCTTACAGGGTTTACGGTTGTATTGGTTTCGGGCTGGGTTGTAGGGTTTTCATTTCCGGTTGTAGTGGTATCCTTATTCCCATCGTCCCTCCCCCTGTTGGCTGGTTTCCACCCCTCTGGCTCTTCCCACGCGCCTATGTCCTCTACTACACCACGCACAGACAGCCCAGAGGACACCAGACCTAGATAGCCCCCAAAACATGGGGATAGGCTGGGGTTGCTGCCCACGTCCACCTCCCCGCCGCAAAATGCCCACTCTAGGTACATGCTACAGACTGTTATCCCTTCCTTTGTTGGCCCACTCTAGATACAAAACACCAAGCTCCTAATTACCCTACTGCCCTGTTGGCCCGCCCACTTCCCTTAGTCCCGCCCACTCTAAATACAATATAATGACCCACAGGTTAGATTAGGTTAGTCGTCCCGGCGCTCGTCTGGTTGGTCGTCCTGGTTGGTCGGCCTGCTCAGTAGTCCCCTCAGCCTCTCCCCACCAATCTCTAATATCTTATTTAGCCTGTCCTCTATATTCCCGTCCACTAAGTTAATATTTATCAACGGCTTATCATCACCAAACGCGTTACACGTCTTCCCCAGCAGCTCCAATGACCGCAGCGCAATAGACGCGTCCTGGGGGTTCTGGCGGTACACACGCTGCAGTTCGTTTACTATCCATGCCTTGTCCATAAATAGAGTGTAGGGGAAAGTGAGAAAAGTGTCAAGTGTTATCTAAATGACCAAGCGGGCAAAGTCAGGAGGAGCTACCGGGGGGCTGTACTAATACAAACGCATGCCGGCCTGATTTTCCATGGTGGGCTGCAGCCCGAGCTGGCCTACGGCCAGCACACACGGCACATGCAGAGCGAAAACTGCCAGGCTTTTTTGGAACCCATGCCACCACCACGCACAGACGCATAGCTTATTTGGGAGGTATGCAAAAATAACTGTTGCAATCCGGCGCGACATTGTCCATAGTGTTGATAGTGAAACACGAAAGAAGGGATATGAACCATGGAAAACGAAACTGTGAAGATCAATCTACCAAACAACAAGTTCACTTGTTTGGTTGATGGGCATAATGGGAAATACACTTGGCAGGTTTTGACGGAAAGGTATCCGGGAATATTCGATTGCCAAGATGATATTGAGGCATTGAATGCCGTGCATTTCTGCGATGAAGGTTTTGCGGAAACGGCGAACAAGTATGACGGCACAATCGCCATAGCCATTGATGGAAGTGAAGTCCATATTTGGCAAGGTGAGTCTGGCGATATATTCGCAGGAACCGAATCAGACCATATGCAAGAGGGTTAAGCCATGAGCACAATCAACGAAACAATCAACCATGCTATTGAAGCTTGGGCAGACGAAAACATGCCCAAGGAGGTTCATGCCGCTGTTAATGGCGCTAACCTTAACCTATACAATGGGCCGGATTGCGGTACGCCATGGCAAGCCAGCCTAACCACAATTCGGGCATGGCTGGAAAACAGCCTGGATATTCTGCCAGCTTACTATGATTACCAGACGGGAGAATTTTTAACCAGGGAACCAGAATGGGAAGAGGATAGCATGGCGGAAATCTATGACTTATCGGACAGCCTTTACGCTGGCTTGTTTGGCAAGGAACTGGCGTCATACATTTAAAACCTTGGCGGCATACCTAGCCAAGACAAGAAGAGAACCCTCTAGCGTCATCCTAGAGGGTTTTTTCTTGTCCGCTGTTTATGGCAGACCGCAAGACCATGCTTCCACCATGACGGACAAAAATACCGCCCTAACCACTGGCGAAAATACGGCCATACCTCATACCATGTTGCGCGGCCATACCTCATACCTACAGGATTACTATGTATCCCGTGTTCCATAAATGTTCCCATGACGGAAATCCCCGCCATGTTCCTGCAATGTTCCCACAACTTGTCCCCAGAAAAACTAGGGCGTAAATTCAACCGGCATATATATAACCCATACCATCAAAACTGCTATCCGCCCCGACAGTAAAATGCAGAAAACATGCGATTTGGAACAAAATGTGAACTCTTGAGTCCATTTTATCTTATTTAAGATGGGGGGGGAGACGGGTATACGAAAATATCAAATACTTAGATGGTTAATTTTTTATAACGACACTCTTTACTTTTTTTACTGTTGCCGGTCCCCCGAAATTTAACCCTCAACCTCATATACATGGATTTAGAATTTGCTCTTTAGATTTACAACCGATTATTCCTATACCCGTCCCCCCCTGCGGTTAAATAAGATTGATCTGGATTTTGAGGGTGATTTTCGGTCCTAACGACAGCCCTAACTATGCCCTAACTATGCCCTGGTCTACCCCTAACTTTCCCCCTCATTAACCAAGCTATGCAAGAAATGCATATCAGGTATGCAACAAATTAGCTTGACTAGTTAGACAAGTCTGTTTAAAGCTTCCCTCAGTTAACCGAACATGAAAGGACTAAGGCAATGGAAACGATAGGCAGACCGAAAGGCAGTAGGAATCGGGTTAGTGTATATGGCCGGAAGAGGGAGAAGGCAATCAACGCATTATTTTTCAGTTGTCCATACAACCCCGATAAGCGGGAACTGTATATCAGGATGGAACCCTATAAACGCGCTGAGGC